TTTTCTTCTAGGTCTCTAGTCCTTGATTCTGGAGTATCAATACCAAACATTCTTACGCGTTCTTTATGTAACCATACACCAAATCCTAAATCAATGTCCACATCAACAGTATCACCGTCAATTACTTTTACTACTTTACATCTGTATTCATACATATTTAACTCGCACTATCTAAAATTGTTGTTGAAAATCCAAAATCGCTGTCGTCCATACCTATAATTGTTGTAGGATTAGGAGTTACTCTTATTGTCTCTAATCCTATATCAGAGTCATTCAATCCTGCATTGATATCAAATACCTTTGTATCAACTTGTCGAATGATACTCTGATCAGCAATCGGACCGTGATAACTTAGCTTCATCTCAAAGTCCATGCTGTATATAATTGTACGTCTTTGCTCCATTGCTCCTTCAAAATCATCTGAAAAAGAAACGCCTTGTATTATAACTTGTACATCTTCTTTAAATGTTGGATATTCAGTAGCAAATGGTTTTATAGTTAATGCGTATTGTGGATTAAACGTTGGAAGTATTTGTTCAACAATTTGCAAAGCATCGTCTTGTGACTTAGCATACGCATTTAACTGAAAATTTATTGAGTAAGGAACTGGCGTAAAAAATTTCTGTCTTTTAGTATTTTCTCCAGTTGAAGAATTTGTAGTAAAGTTACCAACTTTTGTTAATTGTCTTTGAGCGTCATAAGCAATTGAAGTAATCTCAAATGACATTCTTGGTAACTTAATTGCAACCTGTTGATCTTCAGAAAGATTTGGATTTTCTCTAATTCTTTCTAAATACTTTTGTTTTGGTGCATAAGATAACGGAACTTTTAATTGACTGATAACGGCGCCTGAAGAATTTTTGCGAATAACATATATGTTATTAAAAAGTCTACCAAATAGTGCTACAGCCTTTTTAGTTTTTGCATGATAGAAGTGACCGCCAAACATTAGTTATTACTCACATCGCCGAATGGATTAGACTCACTAAAATCAATAAAGTCTGTACCTGTTGAAAAATCTGTATTTTGTTCATTTTGAGATAACTGATTTTCTTCTACTACAAGAGATATAACACCTTGTGCATTAGTTGTCAATCCAGTTACTGCTGCAGTATTAACAAACGTATGATACTTGCCATCATCGGCACCAGCATGGACAATATGAAGTTTATTATCTGAATCTGAAAACTTAACAACTTCTCCTCTCATTGTTGTATCGCCACTTGGTGACGTAATAATCTCACCAACTTTAAAAGAACCACCAGTTACATTGGTTAATGATAAAACATATTTGTACGCATATGCGCCTTCTAAGTTGTCTAATACATCTCGACCAGTATCCATCTGTTCGCCACTGTATTCGAATAACTGACATCTTAATTTAAATACTGGTAAGTTGCTTAGTTGATAGAATGGTTGCTCATGTTCTACATGTGATATTTGAAAAAACTTTTTACTTAATGGTAAATATATTAAGTCGCCTTCTAAAGGTCTTACTGCTGTAATCTCATTATCGTATCTTTGTACGGTATTAGTCCATCTTCTTCTTGATACTATGAATGTAGCTTCATCTCTTATTTCTACACCAAACCTTGTAAAAAGATCACCTTCACCTTCAAAGCCTTCTGTATTTTCAATATACATTTCAATTTGATAAGACGAGTTAAAACTTGATACAGGATCATCTCCTAGTATCTTATCTTCATTTACTAAATCTCGAGGTAAATAAAATACGTCTTGGCCATAAGCTTTAAGCGCCTCAATGACTATATCTTCATAAAGGTTTTGCTCTGATCGTACTTTTTGGTTAAAATAAAAATTAGTAGCCATCTCATCCTACGAAAAAGTCTGGTGGAAATTCATGTTCTAGTCTCAAGTTTTCTCTAAGAGTTTGTATTTCTCCAGTAGCATCATCATATATTTGTCTTCCGTTTAAAACGACTCCTCCTGGTAGTTGCATGCCTTCAAACTTAATTAAGTTTGTTCCCCATTGCTGTTTAATTAAAGCAGTTGTGTATTCTTTAACAAACATATCATTGAATATTGAAGTATGATCACTGTCACTTATTTCTGTATAAACTTCTGCAACTATATAATCACCTTCTTTAATATCACCATCAGCAAAATCACCAAAAATATACAATCTATTTTGTCTTCTTGAAAACTGGACTTGTGGATGACCATTTAATTTCATATCTAATAACGATAGATATTGTTGCATTTGCTCATAGTATGCCAAATCACCAGCAAAATTCATAAGATCGGCAATATCGTTTAACATCATTTGATACTTAATATCAAAAAAGTTCCTAGAATTATTAAATGAACTTGTTAAAGGAAACATTTTAGAAACAAATATAATATTATTTGCTAATGTGATATACTCGTTTGCTACATCAGTTGCTGTAATTTGATGTTTAAGATAAGTTCTAACTGTGGCATCTGAATGAAATTCACGATAGTATTGTAAAGCTTCGTCTACACGATCTTCCAATTGATCTTCATCTACATTGACTTCGATAACTGGCTCACCTAGACGTCTCTTACAATAATCTATTAAAGTTGCGCGTGATGTAGGAGCTGCCATTTTAAAATCCTTTTATACTATTTATAATATAATTAAATTGCATTTTAATAACTTTCTATTACTGAGTTATGCACATATATTGAACCAGCATTTGTACCGCCGTCGTCATCTTGTGGCGCGCCATTAACAATTGTGCCTGTATCTCCTGCAATTTTAGCGTCCCAACCGTTTCTATCTGCACTTGCTGCATCGTTAGCTACCATTTTTACCTCGTTGCCAAACGTATTACCAGATCTTGTAAATCCATAAACAGCGCCAGTATTACTGCTATACTCTCCCCAACTTCCAACAACTAACATTTGTCCGTCATATGAAAGATCGATGGCTCCATTACCATTACCAACTCTAGTACTAAACCAACCTTGTGTTCTTGCGTCACTAGCTTGTAGTATTTGCCTTTGCGTCCACGTAGTACCAGTTCTTGTAAATATATAAGCTGCACCTTCCGTAGAAACAGATGAAGTTCCACTTACTGATGTTCCGCCTTGACCTCCAATTGCTATGGTATCACCGTCTCCATCGATAGCAACAGCCCTTCCAAACTTATTATTAGCGACTGCATCACTTGCTACAAGAATTGCTTGTTGAGTTACGTTTGTACCATCAAAAGTAAATACATATGCCTTTCCTACTGCAGGAGTCATTCCACCATAAGCTTTTGATCCTGCACCTACAAGAATATAAGATCCATCTCCAGAGATAGCAACATAACCAAATTCATCTCCTCCAGCTGTATCGCTACCTTGAAATCGAGCTTTTTGTGTCCAAGTGGTTCCTGATCGTGTAAACACGTAAGCTGATCCGGCACCGGAACCACCAGTGTCTTCGTAATACGCTCCAACAACCGCTGTATTACCATCATCTGATATGGCCACTGAACCACCAAACCAATCATTGTCACCTTTGTTATCGGCTTCTAATGTTGCTTCATTAGACCAATTATTTCCGCTTCTTGTCTTAACCAATACGGCGCCTCTATTGCTACCACCTGCTGCAGCATTTGGAGATCCAATAAGCACAGTATCACCATCTCCATCAATAGCAACACTATAGCCAGTTAAACTCCCTCCGCTTACTACACTATTATCAACTTGTCCCCACGATCCAGCAGTCAGTTTAAAGATATAGGATCTACCACCATTATCAGCGTTACGCGCTCCAACAATAATATAATTACCATCTTTAGATATATCTAATGAATCACCAAAATTATCATACTGATTATTATTGGCTGTTGGTCTTACTTTGACTTGTGATCCATTAAATTGCGTAATTGTTGTACCAGAAGCTATTGCTGGCGCATCCCAAACATATGCCATACCACTATCACCGTTTGTTGTATCTTCTTGTTTTGAGCCAATTATAGCTTTATTACCATCACCTGATAAAGATACATGTTCACCATATCCATCATCAGTTGTAGGGTTACTTGCATATATCGTTTTTGTAAAATACCATGTGCTTCCAACTTTTCTATACACATGTGCTCTTCCTTGTTGGCTATTATAATATCTTTCACCAACAATAATCTTTGTACCTCTATCATCAATACTAACACTTTCACCAAAAGCCAGATTGGCTGCTGGTGTAGGCGCAGTTAATTTTTGTTTTTCGTCATAAATAACTCCAGAAATATCATATTGATATATTTTATCATTTTGAAATCCAATAACATACATCTTTGTTCCGTCACCATTAAGTTCAACACCCTGCACTGATGTATCTTGTGAACTTATTAAAAATCCAAATCGCATATTTTTACCTTTTTCTTGGTACATAGTACTTGTATCATATGGAGTTGTAAGATTCCATTGATAAATTTTATTATCATCATCGTTAATTGAAAATAATTTTGTTCCATCTGGATTAAATTTCATACCATCTAACCTATATCCAGAAAATTGGACTTTTTGGCTAGGGTTAGACGACGCTGTAGCAAGACTAAAAGGAGTAGATAAATCATATTCAAGTGTACCTCCCCAACCACTACTCCAAATAATCATTTTTGTTCCATCATTATTAAATTCTAATCCATAACCACCATCACCACCGTTTGTGACATGGTGCTTATTAACATTATTATATGATAAAGTGGTTATATCGTAAGCTGTACTTAAATCATATTCATAAACACGACTAGTACCACTGTCTGTTACAAACACTTTAGTACCATCATTATTAAGTTTCATATCCCGAGGCGTGCTATTTGAAGCTAAAGTATTAAGACTTGATGAATGTGTTCCAACATATGAAATCGAAGATGATGAAATATCATATGCTGTAGATAAAGCAAATTGATAAATTTTATCAGTGCTATATCCTAATGCATAAAGTTTTGTTCCATCAGGATTAAACACCATTGAAATCCAACTACCTTCTGATATAGATCCAAGATTTGAGTTTGAAGTTAGCACTGGAGATTCAACACTATCATATGCAATATTTGGTCCAGCATAATTTGTTGTTTTTGTATATACATACGCTGCACCAGCATCGCTTAATGAATTTGCGTGGTGCTTCCATGCTCCTGCTACTGCTGTATTTCCATCTCCGGAGATGTCTACTGCATATCCAAATCTATCATCTCCTGCTCCATCATTTTGAGCTTCTAAATTAGCTATTTGTGTCCAGCTTGTTCCTGATCTAGTGTATATGAGTGCAGCACCACATCTTGTACCCTTAATACCATTATAATCTGCAGCGCCTACTATGGCGACTGATCCATCATTACTAATGGCCACGCTATCACCTGCTTGTGCAGTTCCTTTTGACGCTGCATCAACATCTTGTAAGAAAGTTTCATAACTGAAAGTATCAGAGCCATTGTTTGTCCATATATAAGCACCACCTGCATCAGATCTACTTGGATGATTTGCTCGCGATGCACCAACTATAATACGCGTTCCAGTTTTATCAATATCAACATCACTACCTACCCAATCATCATTTGCACGATTAGCAGAAGATTGCGCTTCAAGTTGTCCACCTGAAAGCTCAGCCCATGTTCCACTTGATTTTTTAAAAACAAACGCTTTACCATAATTTGAACCATAAAGTGCATAAGGCGCACCAAATACTGCATAAATTCCATTACCAGAAATTGCTGCGCTATAGCCAAATTGTGCTTGTTGATAACTATTTCTATTTGATAATGTTATTTGTAATTTAGCAGTTTGTGACCAAGTACTATTAACTCTATCAAAAATATATCCAACACCTTTAGCATTATCATGATTTCGAGCGCCAATTGCTGCTGTACTGCCAGTTTGATCTAAGCTAACATCACTTCCAAAAAGTTGAGAACTTTGTATATCTCCGGCTTTAAACGAAGCTTGTTCAGTTGCTTCTAACCAATTGTATTCTACAATCCACGTTATTGTAAAAGAACTTACACGAGGTACAATATTAACTCCATCTGTTGCTCTAAAGGTTATTGAAAATGTTCCACCACTTCCTACACCATTTGAATCTGCCTGAGCTTTTGTTAACGGCGTAAGCGTAAATACACCAGAATCTTGAGTTATATTTACAAAATTACTTGCAGAATCTGAAGTTTGTGTATATGTAATACTTTGACCTTCGGGGTCTACTGCTAACATTGTAACAGTTACAGCAGTGCCTCCACCGCCGTCAATAGTATAGTTACTATCTGGTGAAGTAGAAATCGTAGGAGAAGTGTTAACTAACGCTATATTATACCAACCAGATCCATTCCATAAATAAAGACGATTAGTAGATGCAACATAGCCAAAATCACCAGAGTCATTACCGCTTGTAGGAAGAAGTTCAGCAGAATCATATGCTTTACTTGATGCTCCTCCGGCCAATGCAATTGCAGAAGCATTAGCAGGTTCTCTTGCTATTGTTGATACTTGAGCAGAGTCTACAAGAGAGGTTACCGTCTGTGTACCAATTTTAATAGACTCATTAGCATCAAGTCCATTATCAACAATAAAATCTTTTTGATCTGCGGTTGGCATTAATTTCTCCTATATAGACGTTAGGTCAGTTGGTGTAAAGTTACTTCCCCAATACTTATTTGTTCTTTCTACTCTAAAATTTCTTATAATTCCTGTAAAGTTTCTATATCCATTACCATAACTACCCATGCCGTTTCTTGGACTATCAAACTGATTTGTAGTACTAAAAGCATGTTGTCCACCTATAACAAAAGAACCTCCTGGCATAAGCCAATTATAATTACTAGTATTTATATTAGAAATCGTAGTATCTCTAACTCCATTAACAAAGAACCTATACTCTGCACCTCTTCCACCATTTGATTTATGTTGATCATAACCTCCTAGTGCAGATATAGCAACATGATACCATTGATTAAAATTATTATTAGAAGCCATATCGTTATCTCTATCTCTACTTTCTTCAAAAACCCATTGAAATGTAGTATCACTACTACTTGCTCGCTTTAACTTAAGAGATATAATACCTTCGGTTTGATCCGGATCACCATAAGACCAAAGATGATGTTCAGTATTAGTATTAGCTGAATCTGGCTGCATAGGATATATCCAAGCTTCAACTGTAAAAGCATATCCATCAATTATTTCGCTAGTAAAATCCATTCCTTGAAAAACTGCAGAACCTTTTGCGCCTGCATTAACATTGTCATAATCGGTTGGATAAATTAATTTAGACAGTATTTTGGTATCGTTATATCCACCATTAAAATACAAATAGTTTTTACCAGCTGTTGACGCACCACCAACTTGACTAGGTTCTGTTGTTGGCCAATTTGAAATAGTTGATGGTGTATGACTAAAAACAGCTCCCCAGTCAGAAGAAGTTCCACCTGTAGATCCGTCATCTTTTACAGCTCCTGTTAAAATTCTACTCGCATTATTTGCTATAGCTAAACTATATCCAAATTGATCATCGGAAGTATTTAAAT